CGGTATCATCCGTATTGTGGAAGCAGAAGGATACCGGGATATGCCTGTGATTTGCGAAAACATGTATTCGGCCAGCTATCACTCTCATATTATTTTAAACGGGGACAATCATGACATCGGCAAGGGAACGCTGCTGATGAGGACTGTAGAGCCGCGATATTATGAGTCGGTTGGCGGAATTGGCCTTGATATGACGGAGGATGCCGTGCGTGCCAAATACGGCAGCCCTGACAGAATGGAACAGAAGAGAAGCAGTACGATATGGATCTACCAGAAATTGGGATTGGAACTGACCATGTGTCAACAGCGGGTCTGGAATATCAAAATTTATCAGTACGGCGACCGACATTTTGACCGGACTGGATTTAACTGTGCAAATCTGCCCTATGAATTTCAGTCGGCTTATGGCTTCCAGACAGCACCGAAGCCAGGGCAATTCGGAGCTTTTGGCATAGGCCACGGGGAATACCTGTGGTTCAATGATTATCCGAACAGCATAAGTCTGAATACGGATTGGAATTAAGTATAATTTTTTAAACAGCACCTTAGCGGAGCAATCTGCCGGGTGCTTTTCTTATGCCTGAAAGGAGGAAACCCATGAAACGTAAATTTTGGAACTGGGTGAAGAATGAAGGAGAAGAAACCCGCACCCTGTACCTTTCCGGAGAAATCTCCGATGAAACCTGGTTCGGGGACGAAGTGACCCCGAAGCTTTTCAAGGACGAGCTGATGGCCGGCAGCGGAGACATTACCCTCTGGATTAATTCTCCCGGAGGCGATGTGTTTGCGGCGGCTCAGATCTACAACATGCTGATGGATTATCCGGGGCACGTAACCGTGAAGATCGATGGCCTGGCTGCCTCTGCCGCCAGCGTCATTGCCATGGCCGGCAGCCAGGTGGAAATGTCCCCGGTGGCCATGATGATGATCCACAATCCCATTACGGTGGCCATTGGGGACAGTCAGGAGATGCAAAAGGCCATCGATATGCTGGCCGAAGTCAAAGAAAGCATCGTAAACGCCTATGAAATCAAGACGGGCCTGTCCCGGAACAAGATTTCCAGGCTGATGGATGCAGAGACTTGGTTCAACGCCAAGAAGGCCGTGGAGCTAGGCTTTGCAGATGCCATTCTTTATACCGAAGAGAATAAAGAAGGAGATCCGGACGTAGATGCCATGCTGTTTAGTCGGGCAGCCGTTACTAATTCTCTTTTGACTAAACTGTCCATCACTAAAAATAAAAAGGAACCGAAAGAACCTGTACCCAACAAGGTCCCCGCGGACAAACTCATGAAGCGGCTGGGCCTTCTTGTGCATTAAGGAGGAATATCCATGAATCAGATCCTGAAACTGAGAGAAGAACGCGCCAACACCTGGGAAATGGCCAAAGCTTTCCTGGAATCCCACCGGGATAAGGACGGCATGGTCTCTGCAGAAGACAGCGCCGTCTATGACCGGATGGAAGAAAAAGTGGTGGCCCTGGGCAAAGAAATCGAACGGCTGGAGCGCCAGCGGAACATCGATGATGAACTGAATAAGACCATCGATACGGCCCTGAAGGGGAATCCCGGTGCTGGCAACCTGAAGCCGGACACCAAAGTTGGCCGGGCCAGCGATGCCTACACCAAAGCCTTCTGGCAGGCATTCCGGGGGAAAGGGAACATCCAGGAAGTGAAGGATACCTTGACCATCGGCTCCGATCCGGAAGGGGGCTACCTGGTCCCGGACGAATACGAACACACCCTGGTGGCAGCCCTTCAGGAAGAAAACTTCTTCCGGGGCCTGGCCCATACCATCCGGACTTCTTCCGGGGACCACACCATCCCTGTTGTAGCCAGCCACGGGGAAGCGGCCTGGATGGAAGAAGGCAGCGCTTACCCGGAAAGTGATGACACCTTCAGCCAGGTGAACCTGGGGGCTCACAAACTGGGGACTGCCATCCGGGTCTCCGAAGAGCTGATGAACGACAGCGTATTCGACCTGGAAAGCTACATCACTCAGGAATTTGCAAGACGAATCGGCACCAAGGAAGAAGAAGCCTTCCTGGTCGGTGACGGAAACCATAAGCCTCTGGGTGTGTTCCAGGGAGCGGAAGTGGGGGTGACGGCAGCCAAGACCGCCATCACTTTCGACGACATGATGGATTTGTACCACAGCCTTCGGACCCCTTACCGCAGAAACGCTTCCTGGATCCTGAACGATTCCACGGTGAAGGCTATCCGGAAACTGAAGGACAACAACGGCAACTACATCTGGCAGCCCTCTGTCCAGGTGGGCCAGCCGGACCGGATCCTCAGCCTGCCTTATCGCACGTCCAGCTTCGTGCCGGAACTGGCTGCGGGGAACAAGGTCATTGCCCTGGGGGACTACTCCTACTACTGGATTGCCGACCGTCAGGGCCGGAAGTTCAAGCGCCTCAGCGAGCTCTATGCGGCCAACGGACAGATCGGGTTCCTGGCCAGCGAACGGGTGGACGGCCGGCTGATCCTGCCGGAAACCGTGAAGGTGCTGGCAATCCAGGCCGGCTGATGATTTTCCGGGGAGGTGATGAGAATGGCAGTGACGGGACTCATAAGCCTTGACGAGGCGAAAGCCTACCTTCGGGTAGATGGAAACGAGGAGGACGACCTCATTACCAGACTCATCGCTTCCGCCGAAAGGCTCTGTCTGGATACTATCCGAAAGGAAGAACCGGAAGAAACGGCAACTTTCAAAATGGCCGTCCTTTTCGCGGTAGCCTATCTCTACGAGCACAGGGAGGATGCGGATTACCATAATCTGCTTCTCACCCTGCGCTCTCTTTTGTTTGGGGAAAGAAGGGACGCGTTCTAATGAAAATTGGAAAGATGGACAAACGGATCACGCTCCTTCGGCCCAAACCCACAGAAGACGGCTACGGAGGCTTCCATACAGACTATGAAGAGATGGGACGGATCTGGGCCCAGGTACTCCAGACCAATTACTCCGAGCAGGAAGCCCAGGGGACTCCCATGAACCGGGAGCAGCTGCGGCTGAAGATCCGGCCCCGCAAGGATTTGAAACGGGGATGGAGACTGAGGCTCGCTGGAGAACTGTACGAAATCGAGACCGTGGACAACACCTACCGGGACAGCACCACCCTGATCGTCCATCGGTATGAACAGGGGGTGTAAGTATGGCTGTTTTTACGGTGAAAGTGCCGGAAGGCGAACTGAGCAAGGCCATTCGGCAGATTTCTGCCTGGGATGGGAAGACCCGTCTCCGGGTGGAAGCGGCCCTCAAAAGAGGGACCAATGCTGTCTACCGGGAGGCCCGGCAGCGGGTTCCGGTGCGGACGGGGAAACTGAAGAAATCCATCAAACAGCGGTTTTCCACCGTGAAGCTGGAAGGACAGGTCTTCAGCAATCTGCCCTATGCCCATCTGGTGGAATTCGGCAGCCGGGCCCATACGGTAAAGCCCAGGAAGAAAAAGGCTCTCCGGTTTTTCCGGGGCGGCCCTGTCTTTACGAAACGGGCCCGGATCCCGGCCCAGTCCGGGAAGCCCTTCTTCAAACCGGCTTATGACTATGTGGAACCTCAGCTGATCCAGGAAGTGAAGAAAGCGATCCGTGAACCATGAAGAGATTACCCAACAATGCCATCCATAAGGCCCTGGTGGCCTTTTTGAGAGAACACACAGGTTTGGCGGTTTATGACTACGTGCCCCAGGAAGCGGTGCTGCCGTTTATTACCCTGGGGACCATGACTGTCCAGGACAAATCCACAAAAACCGAGGACATGACCCACCTGTCGGCCCACATCCACATTTACAGCAGCTACAAGGGCCGGTACGAGATCAATTCTCTGGCGGAGAAGATCATCAACCTGTTCGGTGCAGAACAACTGGACCTTACGGGAGATGAGTTCTATGTGTCTGCCCAGGGAGTGGATTTCTACGAAACCTACCCGGAAGATGAGACCGGGTACAGCGGGGTGATCACCCTGGAAGTCCTCATCCAGAACATCCATAAGGAGGAGTAATATGGCAACCACCACTTTTCCCAGCCGGAGCGAAGCCTCCAACACGGCCACTGCCGGCAAGGACTATCTGATTTATTTGAATGCGGGAGAATCCGACACCAACCCCACCTGGCTGCTACTCGGGGGCCAGCGGAGCGGTGACCTGACGAGACAGGCGGATGAAATCGACGCCAGCAGCAAAACGTCCAGCGGATGGAAATCCACCATTCCAGGTTTGCGGAACTGGTCCCTGGACCTGGAAAGTGTATACCTGGCGGGAGACAAGGGAGCCCGATTCCTGGAAGCCTCTTTCCTTGCAGGAAAGCAGGTCCACATTAAATTTGAGTACCCGGACAAGAGTTATGTGACCGGCTGGGGCTCTGTGACGGAATGCAGCCTGTCCACCCCTCATGATGACGTGGCCACCCTGTCCGGGACCATTTCCGGGGACGGACCTTTGAGCGAATTAAAGAGTGCGGACGGAACGGCTGTACCCACCGGTAAATAGGAGGAATAGAAACACATGAAGAAAATCGACTTTGAAATCTTTGGTCCCGGCCAGTACCTGTATTTCGATATCGGCCGGCTGATCCAGGTGGAGAACATCACGGGGAAAAGTGCCGGGGACATTATCCGGAACCAGGAACTGAACCTAGGGATCCTGACCGCGCTGCTGTCCATCGGGCTTCGGCAGCACGGCATCAAGAACCCGCAATGGTATGCCAATAAGATGCAGGAGCTGATTGATCAGGGGCATGAGATGGAAGAATTCGTCCAGCCGGTAGTGAAGGCCATTGCCGGGTCCGGGATCCTGGGGAAAGAAGTATATTACGCCATCTTTCCAGAGGAAGAGCCGACCGGAAAAACTAAAACGAAGCCAAAAAACTGAGGGCGGGACAGGAAGAAGTCCCGTCTTTCAACGACTGGTTAGGGTGGGCGGAAGAAGTGGCCTATGGGCTCCTGCATCTTCTGCCTGCCCAGTTTTATGCCCTGACGCCACTGGAACTGGACCGGATGGCGGAGTGCCGGGCCAAAGCAGAACAACGAAAGAAATGGGAGACCGCCTACTGGGTGGCCTGCCTCATGAGCGTCCACACCCGGAAACCGGTACGGACGGAAAAGCTCATGAAACCCTTCCTGCCTAAGAAAACAGGCAGTGAAATCGCGGCAGAACGGGATGCCTTCTTCGAGGAATTCAGACGGAAAGGAGCTGACGGACATGGCAACCATCGCTGACCTTCTGGTCAAGATCGGGGCGGATACCTCCGATCTCCGGAAAGAACTCAATGCAACCAAACGTCAGATCAAGACCGCCTTTGGGAGCGATGCCCTTGACCTTTCTAATAAGTCCCTGGCAGTTCTGGGAGGCATCGGAGCCGGGCTGGCTGCCCTGGGGGTGGCGTCTGTGAAAGCCGGGGCCAGTCTCCAGAGCACCAAGACAGCTTTCACCAATATGCTGGGCAGTGCAGAAAAAGCACAGGACTTCCTGGGGAAGATGCAGGATTTTGCGGCCAAGACCCCCTTTGAATTCAGCCAGGTGTCCCAGGCGGCCCAGAAATTCATTGCCTTCGGGTTTTCTGCGGAGCAGGTGATACCGACCCTTACGGCAGTTGGGGATGCGGCGGCTGGAGTAGGCCTTGGAGCAGAAGGCATCAACCGGATCACCCTGGCTCTGGGGCAGATGGCGGCCAAGTCCAAGGTCCAGGCCGGTGAAATGATGCAGCTGACGGAAACGGGGATCCCGGCATGGAAAATGCTGGCGGACCAGATCGGGGTTTCCGTACCGGAAGCCATGGACAGGGTGTCCAAAGGGACCATTGATGCGGCAACCGGGATCACGGCCCTGGTCAGCGGCATGGAGCAGAGTTTCGGGGGCATGATGGACCAGCAGAGTGAGACCATCAGCGGCACCTGGTCCACCCTTATGGACGGGCTGGAACAGTCTGCGGCCCAGGTGGGACTCCAGATTGCAGAAGCCCTGAACCTGACGGGGATCTTCCAGTCCCTGGGGGATATGCTTACAAACTTTGCGGCAACGGTCCAGTCTTCCGGATTAACGGAAGCCTTGCTCACCGCTATTCCTCCGGAATTTCAGGCAGGGATACTCTTGATCGTTTCTACCTTGACCGGCCTTGCTATTCCGGCCATCGGTCTTTTTGTGACGAAGGTGACTTTGATGGCGGCACCGTTTCTAGCAGCGGTTACGGCAGCAGCTCCCTTTATCGCGGTAGCGGCAGCAGTGGCCACCGCCCTTTATGCCATTGTGAAAAGCGGAATGACCGTAGAAGATGTGCTGGGGGCCATGGGCATCAAGATGGAAACGGTCAGTCGCACAGTAGATTCTCTCAAAGAGATGATGAGCGCGGCAGCCCAGGCTATCATCACTAATCTCCAGGCTCTGGAACCTGTGTTCACCCTGGTGGCTGCGGTGATGGGTGCTGCCTTTCTTGCGGCCCTGCAGGTGATCGGCGGCGTGGTCAACGGGGTGCTGAATTTCATCAGCGTCCTCAGTGAATGCGTCACCTGGATCCTAAATGCCTTCACTTATCTGGTGGAAGGTATTGGGGCCTGCATTGATGAAGTGGGAAGCATCCTGTCGGATATGGCAGGCAGCATCCTTCCCTCCTGGGCGTTCAGCGGCCTTTCCACCATTGCCAATTTCGTCAGCGAAGCCATCAGCTGGCTTTCCAGCCTGATCCAGAAGATCCTGGAAACCAACAATGCCCTGGGATCCATGGGCGGGGAAAGCAGCGGCGGCTCTGGTGGCGGCAGTGCTCCTGCCAAAAGGGAATTCAAGCTGCCGGACTTCAGCAACCTTCGGGGCGGGGGAACGGATATTCCGGCCCCTGCTGGAGGAGGCGGTGGTGGTGGTTCCGGTAGCGGCGGCGGACGGGGCGGCAGTTCCGGTGGAAGGGACCAGCTGGCCAGTGCTGCGGCCCAGACCAGCAAGAGCATCGAGGAAGAGTGGTTCCGGACCTTCCAGACCAAGAGTGCCTTGGTAGACCGGTGGTATAAGGAAGAAACGGATGAACTGGAAAAGTCCAAATCCGCCAACGAAAACTACGAACGGGATAAGACCCGTCTGGCAGAACTGTATGCCCAGAAGAGGCTGGATGCTCTTTCGGAAGAACAGGCTAAAGCCCGGGAGCTGATGAACAAGGCTCGGGACCTGTCCTTTGATGCGGTGACGGCCAAACTCACCTTGTATGGTTCCAAGCAGGAACAGGAAGTCATGAAAATGCAGTCCGACATGGAAAAGGCGGTGGCGTCCATCGACGACAAGTACGCCAAACTCTCTCAGGACTTTATTTCTTTGACGGCCAGCGAAAAGGCTGTGTTCCTCAACGCCCTGAAGGAAAAGGGCATCGCCTACGAACAGGCCAGTGCCAATGAAATCGCCTTTGACAAGCAGGCCAATCTGGAAAAGGCAGCAGCCTACAAAAGCTACATGGACGAACGAAATGCCTACTTTGCCCAGGGAAAAGATATCCAGGCAGCCATTGATGAAGCCTACAACCAGAACTCCCTGGCCATGCTGCAGGAGAACCTGACGGCAGAAATGGCTCTTCGGCAGAGCAACATCGACGCGGAAAAATCCCTGATGGACACCTACCAGGAAGCCTATATGAATGCCCACATGGGGACCCTGGAACTGATCGCCGACATGGCTTCCACCACTCTGAGCGGGCTGGAGACGGCCTTCACAGATATCCTAACCGGGGCGAAGAATGCCAAAGACGCTTTCCTGGATCTGGGAAAAGCCATGCTGAAAACTATTGCCAGCTATTTCTCCCAGATGCTGTCCGGAATGCTGGTGACGGCCCTCTTTGGGGATAAGCTCAATGCGGCCAGTGCAGCCAAAACAGCAGCTCAGGGGACAGCGGCTGCCGGGGCTCTGGCTCCTGCGGCCTGGCTGAAACTGGTCATCGACCCCTCTGCCGGGCCGGTGGCTACGGGTCTTCTGACCGGAGGAACTTCTGCGGCAGTAGGCATCGGCATGGCAGCGGCTGCGTCCAACACGGCTGCCGGAGCGGCCCAGGGTGCTGGGAAAACACCTAAGTACGCCAAAGGCGGGTATTTCACAAGACCCCTGGTTGGGGTTCTGGGGGATGCCGGGGACGAAGTGGCCCTGCCCCTGAACCGGGCCGTGTTCGACAGCATTGCGGAAGGGATCGTGAATTCCAGTGAATCCACGGACAACCGGGAAGTGGCCACCACCTTCAACAACTACGGGGACATCAACAACGCCGCAGATCTGGATGATCTGATGGATGGCTTCACCGATGCTGTGCTGGCGGGACTGCGAGGTGCATAACATGAAATTTCCGGAACGAAAAGAAGGGGAGCAGGGGCTGACCATCACCAAAGACGGAGTGGAATACAAGCTCCCGGTCCACTGGAGTCTGACGGACAGCGGCAGCTATACCTTCCGGAGCAAGCTCCAGTCCCGGGCTTTTGCCCATGGCAGTGATGCTGTGGGGGATGGGAAGATTGACGGACGGACCCTCCAGGTGGAGTTTTCCATGGAAGGGGCTACGGAAGAAGACCATGATGAAGTGCTGAACGAGGCCTACACCTTCTTTGGTCAGACGGACTATTCCCTAATGGCAGGCCGTCCGGACCGGGTCTACCATGTGGCCTGTTTGTCGAAAATCAAGCACAAGTTCGAGAACGGATTCAAGCAGAGAAGGAGCAACATCACTGTATCCCTTCTCCTGGCAGATCCGTTCCGTTATGAAGCTCAGGAATCCAAGGTGGTCTTTACCTTTCCTCAGGCCACGGTGCAGGCAGAAATGGTGCTCCATAACCTGGGGAGTGTGGATACACCGCTTACTTTCCGCTTTATTCCCCTGGACCGAATGACCAATCTGACCGTCTGGCACCAGGAAGCCAAAGAGAAGTTCACCCTGACGGATGCCCTGCTGGTGGCTCCCAAGACCTCCATCGTCAACGGCCGGGAAGGGACAGTCTGGCGGGACAAGGACAACAGCATCAATGCCTTTACGGGCACTTTTCTCCACGCTAAACCGGGAGCCAATCTCTTCCTCTATACAGGAGGAGCAGGCACAGTGGAGATTACCTATACCAACAGGTGGTTTGTATGACGAATTTCATCTTTGGACGGGGTCTGTTCGGTCGGTGGATCTTTGCCGGACCTGCTGGGGCCGGTGAAGGAAACAGCGACCGGGGGAAGATCCATGAGTACTATCCCGGCCAGTTTGTGGTCTATGCCTACAAAAAGGACGGGACCCGGACGGCCATTTTTGGAGGAGGCAGTGAGGCCAATGCCCTGAACGAAGTGACCTTTGAAATCACCAGCACCGGCTGCGGCCAGTGCCAGCTGACCTTTTACCGGCAACCTTCGAACACACAAATGGACTACATGCAGCGCATCGACATCCACCTGTACGGAGACCGGAAACCCTGGTACAGCGGATACATCATCAGCCGGCCCATTGAAGGAACCACGGACACCAAGTTCGTGTACAAAGGCTATGGCTTCTACAACCGACTGGAGAACGTGATGCTCTGGAAAACCTATGAGAATACGGACGTGGGAGATATCGTCCGGGATATTGCCCGCCAGGTGGAACGGCAGACCCTCCAGGTGGTCTACAACGACAGCAAGATCCAGAGCGTGGGCTACAGTCCCACCAAGCTGGTCTTTGACGGGGTGACGGTGAAAGAAGCCCTGAATACCCTGGCGGATTTCGCCGTTGACTACGTGTACGGGGTGGACGAGTACCGGTGTCTGTATTTCAGGAGACGGGAAACTTCTGTCAACGAACAGGCCCGTCTGACCGTGGGAAAACATATTACTTCCTATACTCCCTCCTGGGATGTGTCCAAGCTGGTGAACTGGGCCCGGATCAAGGGCGGCAGCGTGGACGACCAGGGCGAGCAGTGGCTGTGCATTGTGGAAGACAAGGCAAGCCAGAACAGCTACGGGGTCCACCAGGCCGTCTGGAACCTGCCGGAAGCCTATGATGTCGCCGATGCCAAAAGGTGGGGGGAGAACCAGATCAGCCAGTACAAGGCTCCTGTGAAATCCGCCAAGATCAGCGGGGTCCGGCTGGAGTACCCTTACCCGGACGGGACCTTCAACGTCCGCCACATGTCCACGGACGGGCTGGCAGAAATCCGAAGGCTGGATGGGAACGCCGATACCTATCCCATCAAGAAGATCAAATACACCCTCTCCGGGGAAAACGGCATCAAGACCGAAATGGAGCTGGGCGAGCCCCAGTTTTCCGTGGACCGGTACCTGTCGGAAATCGAACGGCGGTCCAAGGATATCGAGCAGTCCCAGTCTTCGGCCCTGAAACAATGGAAAGGAGGAAGCTGATGGCCATCCATGATTATCGATTCAATCCCTTTGAAAATACCTTTGACATTAAAAAGATTTTTGACGAAATCCACGTGATTCCCAGCAACAGCCCCTATACCATCCGGCTGGCGGAAGTGCCCCAGAAGACATCTCCCACCACGTTGCAGGTAAAGTTCCAGAATGGAACCCTCCTGACGGAAGTATCGGAAGAACCGGCCAAGGGGCAGTATTGGCCGGATTACCTTACAACGGAACATGGTATCGAGGGGTGGAACACGGGAACCCTGAAATTCTCTGCAGCAGATGCGGGGAAGACCGTCCGTGTTACCTATAACGGGATGGGGACACTGACGGACGACCGGCTGATCGACCAGGTGGAGATCTCTGTGACTTCCAGCACCCAGCCGGACCGGGAAGCCATTGTGTCGGGGGTGGAGTCCTGGGACAATACCACCACTTCTGGGCCGGCCCGCCATGCCTTTGAGACAAGCCGGGGGCGGCTGAAGACCCACCGGGGGATCCCGGCCGGGACCTACTCCCTGCGGCGGATCCTCCAGGAACTGGTGAACCGGTCCCATACCCAGGAGTACACTCGGGAAATCATTTATTCCAACTGCAACTGCGACTGCACCGACGATTCGGGAGGAGGCTAAGATGCTGGTCATTGACGAAAACAAGAACATCCAGGTGTCCCAATACGATACCTTTTCCATCCGGTTCCGGTTTGCCAATTACAAGCTGACCAACGCGGACAAAGTGGTCTTTGCCATTAAGAAGACCACCAACTCCTCCGAAGTGGTGTACACGGATACCTTCTACAATCCCAACAACAACTTCGTGGATGTGGTGGTACCTAAGGGTGCGCTGGATTCTTTGGAGCCCGGGGCGTACATCTACGACCTGGCGATCATGAACAGTGAGACGGAACGGATCCTCACCTGTTTCTTTACCAAATCTTTCATCATCAAGGGGGTGGCCCACAATGTCTGATGCGGCCAATGTGGAAGTGACGCTCACCGTCCAGAACAACACGGAAGTGGAACTGGGGGATGTGGCGGATACCTATGCCGCCGATCAAGCCCGGGAGTACAGGAATAAGGCCGGGGAATATGCAGAAAGCGCCCTCAACAGCCAGAACATGGCAGAAGCCTGGGCGGAAAGCGACAGCCCTCCCGCAGGGGAAGGAACCCGGTCCAGTAAGACTTGGAGTGATGTATCCCGGCAGTGGGCGGAGAGCTCCACGGAGCCGGATGGTGTCAAGGATGCCAAAAGTTCTAAAAGCTGGGCAGGCCTGGCACAGGGGTACGCGAATACAGCTAGTACCAAAGCCAACGAAGCGGCGGCTAGTGCCAATACGGCCAGCCTCCAGGCATCGGCAGCGGCTTCCAGTGCCCAAACTGCGACAGCAAAGGCCAACGCGGCGGCCACCAGTGCCAGCAATGCAGCGGTGAGCGCCAATACTGCCAGTACCAAGGCCACGGCGGCTTCCGCCAGTGCATCCCAGGCCGCCAGCAGTGCTGCAAGTGCTGCGGCTAGTGCGAAAACGGCTGGGGATAAAGCAACCGCGGCATCCTCCAGTGCGACAGCAGCTGCGGTGAGTGCTTCCAATGCGGCTTCTAGTGCCAATACGGCAACGACCCAGGCAGGCCTGGCCGGTAATAGTGCTACCAGTGCAGCAAGCAGTGCCACAGCGGCTGCAGCCAGTGCCAAGACGGCCAGCACAAAGGCAAGCGAAGCATCAACCAGTGCCACCAATGCAGCGGCAAGCGCCAAAGCGGCTGCCGATAAGTACACGGCTCTGGTAAACAATGACCTGCCCAAGAAGGCCAACCTGGCCGGGGCAGATTTCACGGGGAAGATCACTTTCCCTACGGCTGCCGCAGGGACCAACACCACCCAGGGGGCTACCACGGCTTTCGTCATGGCGGCCATTACCTCTCTGGTCAATGGTTCCCCCGAAACATTGGATACACTCCAGGAACTGGCCAAGGCCCTGGGGAATGATCCGAACTTTGCCACCACCATCACCAATCTCATCGGAACTAAGCTGGACAAGACGGGGACGGCGGTGAAAGCCACGGCAGATGCGGCCGGGAACAATATCCAGAACACCTATGCCACCAAGACGGAAATGACCAAGGCGGCCAGCGATGCTCAGAGCGGAGCTTTGAGCAATCAGGTGCAGGCCGACTGGAATGTGACGGATGCCGGCAGCAAGGCCTATGTGAAGAACAAGCCTGCAATCTATCCGAAAGCGGCCAAACTGGAAAGCGAAGCGGCAGTGGATACGCCAACCGATGTGGTTTATTCCAAAATGGGTGCCTCTGACCGGTTCCGCATTCGGGTAGGCGGGGCTTCCAATGCCGGATGGGTTGAATTGGCTACTGGAGATGATTCTACAGAGCCAATCTATGTCCGCCAGTATTCCTGCTCCGGATCTGGAACAGGGACGGATGCTTACTTCAAGACCTTAGCGAGAGAAGCGGTTCTGCTGGATGGCTCGGGGAATACTTCTTTTCCTGGCACCGTCATAGCTCCCAATTTCACGGGCCTTGTCACAAAGGCTACGGCGGATGCGGCAGGGAATAACATCCAGACAACCTATGCCAAAAAGACAGAAATTCCCACAGTCCCCACCAACCTCAGCGCTTTTACTGACAACGTGGGATATGCCAAAGCAGCAGACCTGGCCACAGTGGCCACCAGCGGGAAATATACGGATCTGCTGAACCAGCCCACTATCCCTTCCAAAACGTCCCAGCTGACCAATGACAGCCGGTATGTTTCTACGGATGCCAGCGGGAATGTGACATTGACGGGTACCCTCACCGCCGCCAAAGTCTACAACGCGGTCTATAACGACTACGCCGAATTCTTTCCTCGGGGCGGAGATACCCAGCGGGGAGACATCATTGCCCTGGACGAAAATTCCAGCAAGGAACAATACGTCAAAGCCACCGCCAGCAGCTCCTGTGTGGTGGGCGTCCATACGGAAGATTTTGCTTTCATCATTGGCGGCAGGACCCTTTCTCCAGGGGATGACATTCTGAAAGTGAATCTGCCCACGTATATTCCCGTAGCCCTGGCCGGCCGTGTCCCGGTCCGGATGTATGGGAAAGCCAGAAAGGGCGGATGGGTGATCCCTTCTGACATGCCGGGAGTGGGGCGAATGGCTCTTCCGGGAGAAAGTCTCATCCAGGCAGTGGGACAGATCGTGAAGGACGATACCGCAGAAAATGTGCGGCTGGTGAAAATCATGGTAAGGAGTGGAAGATGAAATATCTCAGAAGAAACATTAACACCATATTCCTCATGCTGGGGAATTCCTGCAATATGAACTGCGCCTACTGCCTGCAGCATCCTCTGGTACATAAGCCCCTGACCCGTGAGGTGAATCCCGAAATCTACGACTTCCTGGAAGAAGTGGCCAAAGAGAACACCCGGCCTCTCCACCTGCAGTTCTACGGCGGGGAGCCATTGCTGTACTTTAAGACCATCCAGGAAGTGGTGGCAGAGCTCCAAAAGAGAAAACTCAATATGACCTTTGGCATCATCACCAATGGCAGGGCGCTGACGGACGAAATGGTCCGTTTTTTTCATGCCCATCATTTCTCCGTCACCATCTCCTGGGACGGACCTCATGTGATGGAGACTCGGGGATACGATCTGTTTTCCGTGCCGGAAACCCGGGAACGGATCCTGGCCCTGGAACATCTCTGTCTTTCTGCGGTCCTTTCCGCCAAAGCCTATCCCCGGGAAGTGCTCCAGGCTTTCCAGCAGATTTCGGAGGAGTACGCGGCCATTCACGGATACCAGATTGCGGTAAACCTGGACGAAATCATGGATACGGGCCTTCCGAAGAAGAAACTGTTGGAAATAGACTGGGGCCGGGTGGAACGGGAAATGACGGCCATGACTCTTCAGTTCCTGGACGGCTTCGGGAAACGGATCCCTCCGGACCGTTACACGGAAGAAGCCTATATCCGTCAGCTGTTCCATGAGTTGAAGGAGTTCTATCTGACAGGAAAAGGTAAGTGGGACCGGTACACGGCCCCCTGCGGGAACGGGCTCACAGTACTGAACCTGGATCTGGAGGGCAATCTGTATCCCTGCCACAATACCTCCCGGAAGGCGGGGACCATCCATGACGGGTATTTTGCGTATTTGCAGAAAATCCTTGCCGGTGATCACACCCACGAACACCGGAAAGAGTGTCTTTCCTGTACGGCTCTGGCCTTCTGTCAGGGAGGCTGCAAACTGGTGGGAGACAAGGCCCGGAAGGAATCCTACTGCCGGCTCAAGCGTGCCGTCTTTACGCCGGTCCTCATGGCCGTCCAGCAATATGGACAGAAACTATTGGAGAACAACTATGGCGAAGAACGGGACGATCACTAAAACGACATTCACGGACAGGTCAACGCTTACCGGGACCAGCGAACTGAAAGTCAAGGCCATCCATGTGAGTGAACTCCAGGCAGCCCTTACGGCTTTGAATACATATGCCGCCAACGTGGATAACTGCGGAAACTGCACCTTCTGTCAGACGTGCCAGAAATGCCAGACATGTCAGGGGTGCCAGAGCAAGTCGTGCCAAAGCAGGTCCTGTCAGAGCTGCCAGAGCATCAGCCAGTGCACCAGCATAGACTGCACCTGCCAGACAAGGAGTCAGTGCGTCAGCAACTGCAGCAATTGCAATTGTGATTGTAATTGCTCGGATGATTCCGGGGGAGGGCCATAAGATGGCAAACAAGAATGATATTGTGCTGAAAAAGGATCTGACAGATATACAGTCGGGACTGGAGACCCTTGCCACGAAGACGAAAATCACCATCGACCTGTCCTCGATGAACTACGACAAGGTAAAGCACATCAACGTGACGGCCCTCGAAACAGCGGTCAACAAGCTCGAGGAGGGCTTCTCGGGAAACTGCTGTCAGGCCAACTGCTGTCAGACCTGCCAGGGATGCCAGAGCTGCCAGGGATGCCAAACCTGTCAGGGGTGCCAGAAGTGTCAGACCTGTCAGACCTGCCAGGGATGCCAAAAGTGCCAGTACTATATGACGTTTAACTGCAATTGTGACTGCAGTGATGATAGCTAAGGAGGATGTATTCATGATTATTGCAAAAGGGAATGTAAGCACAAGCGAGGGACCGGTGGCGGTTGAGAAACTCAAGCCCGGCATGCTCGTGGTGGATCGGGGCCATCGTGCCAGGAAACTCCTCAAAGTGGAACAGGTCCAGCTCCATCAGACCCTGCACTTTGAGAAAAACACAGAGCTGGTCCTGGCGGGAAACAGTATCCTCTTTACCCTCGTTGGGATGCGGAGTGCCATCACCCTCAAAAATGTGCGGAAGGCCATGAATGGGCGGATCCAGATGCTCTTTCAAACCGCACGGGTCCAGGATGATGTGATGAAAGTCAAGAAAGAGGAAGTGACAGGGTATCGCCTGACCATCGAAGGCGGCCAGGACGTGCTGGTGAGCGGGTATGATGTGGCAGATCGGGAGGTGGAGTGATGCTTAAGATTTATTACAACGAAGAGTCCAATGCGGATCATGTGGTCCATTTAACCATCAACGGGGACTTCTGCAAAGTGGAGTGCAGCAGTGCCATTGACGGACGGGCTGGATCTGACGCCATCGAGAACCTGCGGCCTTACAGCTCCTATGCCCTGACGGAAAGCAACGGAACGGTAAAGATCTTCCGAAAGCCCATGCAGTCCGATTACCGCTTCCTGGATCTGAACCGGCTGGGGGTTTCCATCCGTCTGGACTTTGCCATCCTGACCCAGCTTTACGGGAATCACACCATCCTGAGTGTAGATACCGGGATTCTGGCAGACAGCGAACGAGATATTGTGGTCCGGCTCTTTAGCGGGAAGAAGGAGAACTTCTTTATCGAAGCCGACCAGGAATACGAACTGCTGCCCTTTCACACCAGCGACCTGATTCTGGGGGATCATCCCCGGATGAAACTGTGGGACAGCTACAGTCTATCTGCTAACGGCCGGGAACTGATGGCCAACCGGAAAGGGTATCTGATCGATGGGGATCCGGAAGAGCCCTTCGTCCCGGAAGAAGGCAAGGAGTACATCGACTTTACCATCCAGAAGTATAAAGGGGACTTTTCCACCAAAGAAAAACTCACCCGGGACATCGATGACGAGGAAGTCTTCGTGGATTCTTCTGGGGGTCTGGTAAACAACCGAAGAATCAAGCTGGACCACGGCACAGGCAGCTTCCGGCTATATCCGTTTGGAGTGGAAGGACCGGTAAAAATCAAGCTGGGCCGGAAATGGTATGAAGTGTGGAACGACTATTTCCTCTTTATTGGAAAGGGGGAGAAAAATGGCTGAACCGCAGAAAGTCACCATATATCTGGGCAGCCAGTGCAATCTCCACTGTGCCTACTGTCACCGGGAAGCTTCCAGTGACGAAGAAGGCATCTCCGATGAATTCCAGAGAGAACTGAGGAGCAACCCTCCATCCGCCATTAAGTTCATGGGAGGGGAACCTCTGTTATATATGAAGGAAATCGAAAAGGTGGTGAAAGCGGTTCCGGAAGCTAAATTCTCCATCAGCACCAACGGCATCGGCATTGAAAAGCACCTGGACTATTTCCGGAAGCACAGCTTCCAGATTTGCATCAGCTATGACGGGGCGGACAAAGACCTGCGAGGCTATGATCCGTTTACGGCCCTTCTGGATTACCAAGATCTGGCTGTATCTACTACCCTGTACCATGGGAATACGGATATGGAGGCCATCATGGAGCGGTTCCGAGAGAAGGAGAAAGTCATCGGACGGTCTCTTTCCTTCTTTCCCCATCTTCTCCATGTAACCAACGAAGCCAATCGGCGCTATGCTCTCACCCAGGAGGACTACGACTCCCTCCTGGCACAGTACAAGAAATACGTGGGTCTGTACCTGTCCCGGTTCCGGAGATTCGGTATTCGGGACAAGCGGTACGAGGGCCTCTACCAGACTTTGGAACGGCGCAGAAAAGCACACTACACCTATGGGGAAACATACTGCAGCAACCGGAACCTGAGGAAGGTTGATGCAAAAGGACAGCAGTTTCCCTGCCTGTATATCCGGCAGCAGGAGTTAGGGACAGATTGGCTTTCCGACCAGAAAAGGCTGCTGGATGCTTTGAGTCCCGCTTGCCGCCAGTGCCCCGTCTACCACATGTGTGGTGGGGCCTGTATCGTCAGCCAGGAACATGACCTGGAGTGCCAATTCTACAAGGCCCTCTACACCTGGTTCCAAAAGGAAGTGAACCGGCCATGAACCATCTCTTTATCTTCCCGGAGGCGGTGCAGACAACGGATACCATTTCCCTGGATCTGGAAGAAAGGCGACTGAGCTTCTCCTGCAGCAACAAACGAGTGGCCATCAACCTGGATGCCCTTCGGAGCGGGTCCTCCACGGTGATCCTGAAGAACCCCATCACAGGGTCCATGTATCCCTTGTTCAACTTCCGGGAGATCCTTCAGGTGATGAATCTAGGGCCCCAGGAGCTGCTGCGGACTCTGAGTCTGTGCTCCTTTGTGCAGATTGACAAGTCCGGGAAGGATACCTTTATGAAGGTGTTCCTGCCCAAGGGCCAGCCGGAACTCCGAAGCCGCACTCATGACTTCTCCCGTTTTCCTCATGTAGCCATGGCCGACCTCCACAAACTGGACCGGGCCTTTAGCTGGAGTGTGCATCATGTGAAGGCCCGGATCCATTACGGTCGGATCGAGGGAAGCCTGGTGTTTGAACGATCTGCCTTCTGGAAGGAGCCGGTTTATGTGAGCCACGCCGGCCAGACCCAGGAGCTGACCCAAGGGGAGAACTGGTTCTCCTTTGCCTGGAGTCCTACAGAAGATGTGTACTGCGGTCCCAAGTGCGGACGGTATAAAGGACGGGCACTTCATCTAACACCCGGCTGCTAGTTCACCAGAAAGGAGGGAACCACCATGGATTTCATCAGCTACACCTTTGTGAACGCAGTGATCAGTGCTCTGGCCGTGTTCGGGTGCTGGCTCATCCTGCGTCCCCAGAAAATCGAGAACCAGGCGCTCCATAAGAGCATCGACAATAATACCAAGGCCCTGGAAGATTTGACAGGACTGATCAATGAAATGCGGGTGGCCCAGGCGGGCATCGAGACCAATATCGACAACCTGTGGCACCGGTACAAGGACCTGAAGGGAGAAGTGGACCGCATCCACGATCACAGTAATCTGGGGAATCCGCCATGTTTGAAAAAGTAAAAGGGATACTGACTAAAGGCCTGGATGCGGTGAAAGCACGCCTGAACCAATTCCAGCAGCCCATCAAATGGATCGTCATAGGGTATCTTGTGACGGTCTTTCTTTTTGTGCTTTCCTACTATGGCTTCTGGCTGTATCTGGCGGTGACGGGGAAAATCCAGCTGCCGGACCTTCTGGCCATGGTGCGGGAACTGGTCGGGCCTGCCATGGTGGGGTTTGTCACCTTCATTGCAGGCTGCTTTGTGGATCTTGACGGGAACGGCATCCCGGACCACTTTGAAAAGGAGGAGAAGAAATGAAGATTTTTATCAATCCAGGGCATATGCCCGGTGTGGACAGCGGGGCTGTCAATGACAAATACGGCGTCACGGAAGCCGGTATCGTAAAGGAAATCGGGGCAGGGGTACAGCAGTACCTGAACCGGGTGGGCTATGACTGCCTGCTGGTCCAGTCCGACAATCTCTGCGGGGAGTCTCCCAATTATACCAACATTTGTGCCAGTGCCAACGGGTGGCAGGCGGACCTGTTCCTGTCCATCCACTGCAATGCGGCGGCAGTAGTAGAAGCTAAGGGAACGGAGACTCTGGTGTACAGTGAGGACAGCAAGGAAGCCACGGCTCTTGCTGAATGCATCCAGAACCAGATCGTCCAGAGTCTCCATACGGTGGACCGTGGTGTGAAAGAACGTCCGGGCCTGGCCGTACTCCGAGAAACGGATATGCCGGCCGTCCTTGTGGAAACTGCTTTCATCACCAACGAAGATGATGTGCAGCTGCTGATGTACAAGAAGGATGCCTTTGCGCGTGCCATCGCCCGTGGGGTGACGGATTACGTATCCAAGAAAGGATGACGTGCTGTGAAAGAGTGGCAAATGAACGATGATTTTCTTTTAGGCTTCCTTTTGGGCATGTTGGCCGGGGTCCTGATCTTCACTTTACTCCTCTAAAGAAAATTGCATCCAAAATTGCGCTATGGATAGAGCTTTATGAACGCATGAGGAATGAGTCCTAAAATTAAAAAATCCAGCCATACAGCGAATATGACGGGATTCTGGCCAAGGGTCGATTTTACAGGAAAGAGGGTGGGGATGATTGAGAAAAAACGTCGGTATCTTGCTGCTTTGCTTGTTATTCTGCTCACCGCAGGTCTCCTGGGCTTCTGGGTATACCATAACGGAAGAGGAACTGACCCGGT